TCCCTCAACGTACCCCTTACATCTCCCGTTTCTCAATTCCGTATTATTTTTTTCTGTGAGAAAATAAAATCTAACAATTAAAAGTGATGTGGATTTAGAGAATAATGGTGCTGTGGAACGGGCTAGGCATGGTGTCTAGTCCGTTTTGCATATTGGTTAAATTTTTTGAAATGGGCAGGGATAGCCCTTCTTACCAACCGTATTTATATTTTATTGTTCAATTCCCATATGTTGCGTTTCATGCAACAGTATATTATATTGCGTCAATGAACTCAAACGTAGCGCATAAGAAGATTGTTAAGCAAAATCAAAAGATGTTTCTTAGTGCCTTAAACAGTTACGCAAAAGATTACGGTATTGTGGAGCTTTCTAAAAAGACAAAGATACCTAGAACCCATCTTTATAAAGCCTTAAGTTCTGACGGTAACCCTACCATAGAGACAGTTCTTAGTATTTTAGTAGCTCTAGATAGTAAGCTGCTTTTTGATATTTCATATTTACGAAAGAAAAAAAATGACGTCTGAGGAATTAATCAAAATAGCGAAGGTACTAGAAACAGCAGACGGTGGATGCCAACCATGTGTTAGGTCACTTCATGAGCAATTGATGAAATTCTTTCCAGAGATGGAGAATGAGATTCAGGGGCTTTATAAGAGTTATATTCAAGAATATTGGGATGCTTCTTGGGAAAGAGAATACGAGCCACTTGAAAAGATAGAGGGAGTAGAAGACCCAGTAATTGAAACAGGGGGCCCCATTTTAAACTACAGTGAATTTTTACCAAATGGAATGAAGGTAACGTTGGTGGTTGGATGAGCAGGGTTTACGATTACACAGAAGCAACTGGGTTTATCCGTGAGGTAGCAGAGCAAACGGAGAGTCTATTATTAGAGCAACTTAGTGATTTGCTTTCCCGAGGATTATTGGTTGTAGAGAAAACAGAGCCAGTACTTACTCAAGACCACTCCACTGGTAAGGTACAGATTCATCAAAAAATAAATTTAACTTTGAGAGATAAAGAATATATCGAGAAATTGGAAAAAGAGAATGCTGTTTTGCAATACAGACTTGATTGTATCGAATCAGCATTACGAGGAAATAAGGACGATGGTGAAGAAGTCTAAAGCAAAGAAGAGTAAACCTCAAAAGGAGTTCTCTCCTCCTGAGATGGTGGATGTGATTTGTGCTCTTTGTGAGCAAGTGGTTGGGACTACGTTTTCATTGATGGGCCGTCCTAGAACAGGGGTTATTTGTAGAGGGTGTATGGAGAGTGGGGCTCAAAGAATGATGGATGAACTGATTAAGAGGAATGAGAAGTGAGTAAGTTTATTTTTAATGAGGTGGATTTTGGGGCAGTGTGTGATTGCTATCCAGTGGATGTGAAGATGGAGCACGAGGATATTTGTTCTGCAGTGATATCGGCACAGATAGCGAATAAGAGATTAATCAAAGTTTTAAATACTTCGGTGCTGATGAATGACACGAAAGAAGCGTGGGCTATACCACCTGGGGGGAGTATAGAGCTTGCGGAAGGGAAGTTATTGGTAGAGGACAAGTTTGAGAGAGGTGCATTGAAGTGAATCGATTAGAAGAGATTAAAAAATGACCTGCGCCATGTTTCTTCAACTTGTTGTTGACCCATATATTGAGAACAGGGATTTGCGTTTAGCTATTGAGCTTCGTGCAAACAGTATGAATGTGGGAGAAGTGCAGGTAGTGGATAGACCTAAGCATCCACAGTTTGTGACATTTTTAAAAGAGCGTTCAGACCTTAGAGTCTCAGTAACCGATAACTATGTTGTGGTGACAAAGCTAGAACCAAAAGTAATCGTTACAAACCAGAGGGGAAAATGAAGATATCTTTTTTTATTTTAGTGGGATTAATCTCTGGATATTTTGGATGGCAGTATTGGGAAGATAAGAGATTAAATGAGATGAATCCACCAAAGGGGATTGAGTTATCTAAACCAAAGCAAGACCCAGAGTGGAAGGATAGGCAAGAGCCAGATGATGAACTTGGGAAGCATTTATCTCCAGATACAAAGAAAACGGTTTTAGATAATCTCGCAGCAATGGGTTATAAAAAGTTTTGGATTCACGATTATTATGCGCTCGAAGATTGTCCACATGGGCATTTAAATTTCTCAGTGCATTTTAAGGGGTATCAGTTTGTAGAGGATAAAAAGCATTGGAGACAGGGATATTTCTGTTATCCCTACAACCACGAGCAAGTGGTTTATTACAAGGGGAAGGTAAAGTTTTGAGTCTCATCTTTGAAAAAACAAATAACGGCATAATGGTTTTTAAATGCTCTGATTGTGGGGTTTTAGTTTTTAACGATAATGAACATGTTTGTACGGCACCAAGGGATACTACGGAAATGAAAGGAACTGTAGGTATGGGAATCCAGCAAACAAATGGTGATGAACCAACAGGATTACTTGGGCCAAATTCAGAAACATGGAAGAATGTAGCTGATAAAATGGCAACCAATATGCTCGATAAAACAATGCTTTCTTGCGCAATGGAGAAAGAATTTGAGTGGAGAAAGTGGTCTCAACAAATTCCATATCTTAAATTTAAACAAGAGTGGTTTGTAAAAATAACTCCTCCCTTCATGAACGCAATCATAAGATTTCGAGTTGCACTAACGGAGAAATCCGAAAAGAGCGTGTCTGTTTATTTGGATTGTTACGACATGCTAGGAATAATGGGCGAGCCATATTGGGAAGTTTATCCATACGAAGGAGATGTAGGTCGGTGTGCAATTAACCAAATGGATGAATTATTTCGAATGATAGATGTAGGACTTAAAGAGTGATTCAAGACCTTTTAAAAGTAGAAGACCGTGTGAAGGATATTTTAGAAAAGTATCCTGCATGCAGAGACTCGGATAAAAAGTTGTGGCTAGCTTACAATTGCCTTTACAATAATTTACAAGGGATTCAGTGGAACTACGCTTCGTTTAGAGACTGGATTTTAAGTGAGACTACTCCTGTGTTTGAATCTTTGTCTCGAGCTCGTCGCAAAGTTCAGGAAAATTTTCCTCACTTAGTTGGAACAAATAAAGTGATAAGAAATATGGAACAAGAATCCGTGAAACAGTGGAGTATTTTATGATGCAATCATATTCATGGAATATGGGATGGACGTGTCCTAAGTGTCAGAAGGCTTATTCACCAATCACACCCGAGTGCTATACCTGTAATAACCAACACACAACAGTTACCACTGGCACAACAACAGAAATTAAATATGCAAATCCTCATATAGATATTTGGGTAACTTATACAAGCCCAGATACTTATGGGCCTAATGGTATTTGTAGGACTGCCAATATTTATAAAGAGAAAGTTCTAGACGGAATTAAATTTAGATTGGTAGTAGATTAAAAAGTTTATCAGGACTGCTTGAAGGTAGCAGTTTGGGAGTTGATAACAGGAGCATATAAGAAACAATCAGCAACGGGGGCTAATATCCTTTTGCACCTTAAACGTTTCTTTAAGTCAGCTGTGCTGTTACGGGTTGCCCGCTAGGGGAAAACGGGCCCTGATAAAATAACAACGAGAGGGGACACATGAATGAATTCTGGGGGAAATATTTACAAGCTCATCAATTCTATCCGACAAGATTTTTCCATGCTATTGGAAGTGCCATTGGAATATACACTGTTACTACTGGGGTTATTTACAGCTCTTATTGGTTTTGTTTTTCTGGGATATTTATTGGTTACGGGCTAGCCTGGTTCAGCCATTTCGCGATTGAGGGCAATAGTCCCTTGTCATTAAAATCTCCGATTAAATCTTTTCTTTGCGATATGTACATGATGTTTTTAATACTTACTTTCAGGAATCCAAAATGAGAATTGAAACTAGAAGTACTCTTACAAAATTAAAACCTACATATTGGGAGACCACAGAGGCAGAAGCGTATTTATTTAAATGCGAATGTGGACAGCAAACAGTTTTCTCAATGCCAGAAGATAAATCAGAAATTGAATTTGAGTGTATGGGGTGTGATAAAAATTTAAAATTAGTAAATATGGAACGGATGCACAAATGAACATGCCACTAGATATTTGCTTACCAGATATTTACCCATGTGGATGTCCTGATGAAAGACATTGGGAGTGGTGTATGGGACTTGAGATGGCTGATATTTCTAATGAAAGATTCATGGAATGGTTGTCTAAATTAAAAATTCCCAGAATGTTTAGCTATAACGGAAAGAAGTTTACAGTCTCTTGCCATGAGATAAACGATAGGTAGATTTTGATATGGCAGAGAGTTGTAATACAATAATTGTAATGAAATCAAAGGCCCTAGTTCAGAAGTTAGAAAAAGAAAAAACTAATCTAATGGGCCAATTAATTAATAAATACCACAACGAATTATGGCACGACATTATCGAGTGTGCCGTAAGACTTGCCGAAATTGATTTCACTCTTACTGAAATTAAACAAACATTTAAAGAAGAATTAGAATACAAATATGAACATGAGTCATAAGGAGAAAAACATGAACGGAAACAAACTTGCAAAAATCATTTCTGAATTAGAGGGGAAGAAAAAACAAGTAAATATCGCACAGATAAAAGAGGTCTTAAAGCTTATGAAAAAGCTGTTTATCGAAGACGCAAACAATGTGCTAGAATATTTCTACAAAAAGTAAGACTAGAGACCTTGCTTCTTTGTTAACAAGTTGGGCCCTCGTTATTTAACTACCACATACTATAACGGGGGCTTTCTTATTGGGGGCATCATGGGTGAGATGAAGATGACTATGTCTAAGGCAGGGCTTGTCGTTTTTATTATATTGATTGTTGGTGGGACGATTGACTTAGGCTTTGTTCTTTTCGGTGGTACAGGTTCTTCTGTATCTAACTTTCTAATCAATGCAGGATTTAAATCACCAGTATTTTCTATAATGGCTGGAGCTTGTTTATCTCATTTATTTTTCTACATGACCCCAGAATCTGAGTGGTTAAATAATACGCCTTGGGCAAGAATTAAACGAAGCGGGATAATGATGATATGTGCGGTAGTAATTTACGAAGCGGTAAGAAGGATTGTCAGTGCATTTCTATGAGAGAACTAAACGGTCGAGGACAAATAGAATTCACAGATTATCAAGCGGCCATGAGAGATTTACAGTTGTGGCAAGATGGTGATGAGACGAGTTTTTATTCTAATTTATATGCACTATTTCAAATGGCAGAGCCTTTTGAATTTGAAAGACTATCATTTGCATTCCCTATAGAAGCAAAAGCTTATCACGATTGGGATAATGCTGAAGACCCTGAATCCCTTATTGAAACTATTTTAACGTTTGAACAACACCCTCATGGGGACTTCCATTGATTACCGCACGAGACCAAAAAGCATTAATGACAGAGATTTTAGACCCACACATTTCTGAAAACATAGAAAACTTTGTAATGTTTATTTATCCGTGGGGAAAAGAGAATACCCCATTACATGATAAGAAAGGCCCACGCACTTGGCAGCGTGATGAGCTTCAAAGAATTACAGACCATATTAAGAAAAATAAAATATTAATAGCTGAGGGCAAAAACCCTATAGTCTATAAATCAGCAACATCTTCTGGTCGAGGTTCTGGTAAATCTGCATTCTCTTCATGGCTTGCTCATTGGATGATTAGCACTCAACTTGGTTCGACAACAATCATCTCTGCAAATAACGAAGAACAATTACGTACAAGAACGGGCCCAGAATTAGGTGCTTGGTTAACATTAGCACTTAACGAATCGTGGTTTGATAAGACAGCAGAGTATGTAAGGCCAAGTGAGTGGTTACAGACAGCACTTAAGAATCAACTCAAAATCGATTCACAGTATTACTATATCCATTTTCAATTATGGAACGAAGAGAAGCCTGAAGGGTTTGCGGGAGCTCATAATGCTAAGGGATTGATGGTACTTTTCGATGAAGCGTCTGGTATTCCAAAACCAATTTGGGATGTGACTGATGGATTTTATACAGAGAAATCTTTACATCGTTATCAGTTTGCTTTTTCAAACCCACGAAGAAATACAGGTGCTTTCTTTGAGTGCTTTCATAAGAACCGAGAATTTTGGCATACACGATATATAGATTGTAGAACGATTGAAGATAACGACAAACAAGTTTACGAAGCAATCATTAAACAAAATGGTGAAGACTCAGACGAAGCGCGAGTTGAAGTTTACGGACAATTCCCAAAACAAGGGGATAAACAATTCATTTCTCGTCAGATTGTAGATGATGCAGTTCATAGAGATTTAATTCTAGACCCATGGGCGCCTTTAATTATGGGAGTAGACCCAGCGAGATTTGGTGACGATAAAACAGTTATTCGATTTAGAAGAGGACGAGATGCGAGAAGTATTGCTCCATTTAAATTAAAAGGTGCGGACAATATGTACGTCGCAAACACTGTGGCAAGACTCGCACAAGAGCTTAGAGTAGATATGATTTGTGTGGACGCTGGTAACGGCACAGGAATTATCGATAGACTTAGAGAGATGAATTATAAAGTGCACGAAGTTTGGTTTGGTTCCAAATCAGATATGCCAGAGTATGCAAATAAAAGAACAGAGCTGTGGGCAAAAATGCGTGAGTGGTTAAACGGTGCATGTATAGATTCGGATGAGCATTTAATGACTGACCTTGTTTCTCCCGAATATAGATTCATGGGAACTTCTGACAGACAGATGTTAGAAACAAAAGAACAAATGAAACAGCGCGGGTTTGCATCTCCTGATGACGCGGATGCTTTATGTTGTACGTTCTCAGTTAATGTTGCAAGGCATGATACGAAATCGTATAAGAATTCAAATAGAACACGACAAGCCAAAGATATGGATTATAGTATATTTGGCTGATAGTATTAAGTATAATTGTATAATTTTTGGGGGCGATTCAAATGAAATTCTTCTTTCTCGTTTTCTTTTCGATTTTTGCTTACGGACAAATCGATGTAAAGCAAATGCAAAAGGAATTAGATATTCAGGCCATTCAACAGAAATGGACGTTCGAATATCAAGTACCAGTTAGAGAATATAGAACAGGGTTATTAAATCCAGGATTACAAAAAGGTAAAAAAGAAGGAAAGAGTTTTGATGCCCTTAAAGAGATTACTGACGAACTCCCAAAAAAATTCGATTGGCGTGAGAAAGTAAAAATCGGAGACATCCGTGACCAAGGAAGCTGCGGGAGCTGCTGGTCTTTCTCACTCACTTCAGTAGTGAATGATATCTACATGATATTTGCTCCATCCTTATATAAGGGGCAACTCTCTGAACAGTATTTAGTTTCTTGTGCAAGTGATAACTATGGTTGTGATGGTGGATTCCCATCTGCAATGAAATGGATGGTAACTCCAAAAGGCGCACCTCTTCTTTCTGAATGGCCTTACACTGCAACTAATGGTCGTTGTAATCTAGCAGGTAAAACAATCGTTGGTTCTATTATTGAATGGAACTATGTAGGGACAGAAAATTTATCAGTAGATGAAAAAATTGTTGCTATGAAAAAAGCAATATTTGCATATGGCCCAATCTCTACAACAGTCGCTGCGAACGGTTCATTCTCTGCATATAAGTCAGGTGTTTACAACGCATGTAACTCTAGTTCTACAAACCATATGACCAACGTTGTTGGATGGGATGACGATACTCAATCTTGGATTATGCGAAATAGTTGGGGGAAAGAGTGGGGCGAACAAGGCTACATGAAAATTAAATGGAAGGGTAACAACGGTCAGTTGTGTAACTCTTTAGGGGAAGATTCTGTTTTTGCTAAAATTAAAAATGACCCAGTACCTCCTCCAATGCCAAAAGAATTTGAAATGGTATTTGAAACTGTGAAGCTTAAGGTCACTATTGAACCTACTGCAAAGTACACAGTTGAGGACTTCAAAAAAGTAACCACTAACGAAGTTGAAGACTTAGAGGAAGACAATGAATAATTTAATTACACTATTAGTAACGGTACTTATTTTATCAAGCTGCGGAGGTGGAGATAAACCAAAACCTCCTGCTCCAAAAGTAATGAAATTCACTGTTCGTGGAAAAACTTTTAAAGTTAAAGCTGAGCTTACAGACAAAGCAAAGTACACAGCAGAAGAGCTTAAGACTCGACTTGCGAAAAAATACGCAGAGTTAGATAATAAGTAATACGGCTTTTTAAAGTTTAAAGGGGATTTTTATGGCTGGGGATGTAACAACAAGTAAAAACAATACTCCTGTTCCACCTCCACCTGAAAGACCACAAGAAACAGTTACCCCAGATATTCTGCAAACTACGGGTAGCCAAAAACCCAAAGATAAACACTATCTAAAATAAAGGAGAAGTATTATGGGCGGAGAAGCACCACTAAGAGGAAATGCATATAAACCACCCCCACCACCTACCCCAACAGACCCTGCCGTTGCAAAAGCACAAGCTGATGCTGCTGAAGCTGAAAGAAAAATTAAAGGTAGAGCATCCACAATTATAGGTGGAACCGCAGGTGGTAGTTTAACTAGTACGCCTGCTACTACAGCAAAGCGAACGCTTTCTGCTTAATAAAAAGAAAAATCTATGAAACCAGACAATAAAGCTTCTGAGATAATAAGGGAGTATCAATTACTAACGGGCGACCGTGGTAATTTTGAAACCCATTGGAAAGAAATAGCTGAAAGAGTTATTCCTTCTCATAAAGACATGTTCATGTCTCAAGGAAGAAATGGGGCTGGTGGAGAAAAGAAAACAGAATTTATTTTTGATTCTACAGCTTCTATTGCTTTAGGTCGGTTCTCTGCAATTTTAGATTCTTTATTAACTCCAAGAAACCAAACATGGCACAGGCTCATGGCATCTGACATGAACCTAAATAAAGTTAAAGAAGTCAGACTTTGGTTCGATGAAATCAACAGATTATTATTTAAATACCGCTATGCTCCAAAAGGAAACTTCGCTTCTCAAAACCAACAAAATTATAAATCATTAGGCGCTTACGGCACAGGCTGCATGTTCATTGATGAGCTTGCAGATGATATCGGTCTTCGCTATAGAAACATTCATTTAGCAGAAATATATTTCTCTGAGAATCACCAAGGCATTGTAGATAAAGCTATTAGATATTTTAAATTAGATGCCAGACAAGCAATTCAAAAATGGGGAAAGAAAGCTCCCGAAAGATGCAGAGCTGCTTTAGGCACTAACCAAAACCAAGACTTTGAATTTTTACATTGTGTAAAGCCTAGAATGGACGCAGACCCTTCTAGAAAAGATTACAAGGGAATGCCATATGGCTCTTACTATGTTTCTATTCAAGACCAGTCCATCGTTGATGAAGGTGGGTTTACCTCATTTCCATATGCAATTTCTAGATACGAACAAGCGCCAGGTGAAGTTTACGGTAGAAGCCCAGCAATGGACGTACTACCTTCTATTAAAACTTTAAATGAACAAAAAAAGACAATGCTCAAACAGGGGCACAGAGCTGTTGACCCTGTATTACTTGCTCATGATGATGGTGTCTTAGATAGCTTTTCACTAAAACCAGGTTCTATAAACTTCGGTGGTATTACTGCCGATGGTGTACCTCTAGTTCAACCACTTCCAGTGGGTAGCGTCGCAATTGGCAAAGAGATGATGGATGAAGAAAGAAACCTCATCAATGACGCTTTTCTAATTACCATCTTCCAAATTCTTACCGAATCTCCGCAAATGACTGCTACCGAAGTTTTAGAGCGAACGAAAGAAAAAGGAATTTTACTTGCTCCAACTATCGGTCGTCAGCAATCAGAATATCTTGGGCCTCTCATTGAGAGAGAGATTGATGTTTTAACAAAACAAAGACTTATTCCCCCAATGCCACAAGCTTTAATTGAAGCACGTGGTGAGTACAGAATCGAATATGATTCTCCATTATCGAGAGCTCAAAGAGCTGAAGAAGCTTCTGGTTTAATGAGAACGATAGAGACAGCAATTCAGGTAGTAAATGTAACTCAAGACCCAAGTCCCCTCGATTATTTCGATTGGGATGTCATTATCCCAGAAATGGGAACCATTCAGGCAGTGCCTGAAAGATGGATGCGCTCACAAGAGCAAGTAGAAGAAATGCGTGCAGGTAGAGCTAAAGAACAAGAACAACAAAAATTAATTCAAGCAGCTCCAGCAGCAGCTGCAATGATTAAAGCAGGTGCTATGGCACAGAAGAATCAGGCACCTAGGTAGTTATGGATTTAATAAAAAAAGCGAAAGAATTTTTATTTGGCCGTAGGCTTTCTTATTTACAAACCTTCGATAAAAATAATCAATCCGCACAAGTAGTTCTAAAAGACCTGGCTAAATTCTGTCGGGCAAATCAAACCACATTCCTTCCAGACTCAAGAGCTCATGCAATGCTTGAGGGCAGACGTGAAGTATGGCTTAGGATTCAACAACATTTAAAATTAACGCCTGAACAATTATGGGAATTGTACGGCAATAAAGGAGACTCGCAATGAACGAAACACAAGTAACACCACAAGATGGTGCACAAGCGCCAATACCAGTTTCAGATAGTGGAAATGTAACCCAAGCAAATAACACAAATCCTTCCGTCACACAGGACTGGACGTCAGGATTTAATGACGAGTTGAAAGGCTGGGTATCTGCAAAAGGTTTTAAAGATGCTGCTGCTATTACAGAATCTTATCGTAATCTAGAAAAAATTAATGGCGCAGGCCCTGATAGATTGGTTAAGTTACCACAAAAACCAGATGACCAAGCAGGATGGAATGATGTTTATAAAAAACTCGGTCGTCCTGATAAAGCTGATGATTATAAAATTGATGTCCCTCAAGGCGTCGGTGATGAAAACTTTGCTAAATGGGCAAAGGGATTATTTCACGAAGCAGGATTATCAAAAGCTCAAGGCGAAAAGATTGCTGCAAAGTGGAATGAGTATGTATTAAACAATGCAAAACAAACAGTAGAGACCAGTAATCAAAATATAGCTAATCAAGAATCAGAACTTAAAAAAGAATGGGGTATGGCATTCGATAAAAACATGGAGACTGCTAGAGCCGCCGCCCATGAATTTGGTTTGGATAATGAGACTATCGATAAACTAGAAGACGCTATGGGATGGACTGGCGTTATTAAATTCATGCACAATGTTGGAAGTAAATTAGGAGAGCATGGATTTGTCACAAGTAGCCAACAACAAAGTTTCGGAGTTATGACTCCAGAAGCTGCACGAAATAGAATCAATTTATTAAAATCAGATACTGATTTTGCTAAAAGATTTATGAATGGTGAGATGTCAGCACGAGAAGAAATGAATCGTCTTCACAAAATGGCATATCCAGAATAAAAGCGGATATTGTTATTTTAATAACTTGCGTGTAGTATTTTTAGATGGATAGGGCTTTACTTCGCCTTGAGATTATCAAGCTCACTTACACCCATGGTCGCGATACCGCAGAAGCCATTGGTCGTGCAAGAGACTTAGAAAATTACATTTTCGAATCTCAAGATGAAAAGCAAAATGAGAAAAAAAAGAAAACTCATTTAAAGCCTGGGAACTCTGAAAACCTATCATAGAGCCAGAATGACACACTGGAAAGACAGTGAAAATTTCTAGCCCTGCTATTTGCAGATAAGCTAACCAAACTCAAAAAACTTAAACTTTAAAGAGGGAGACGCATATGTCTGTAAATATACCTACACATTTTGTGCAACAGTTTGCGACAAATATCCAACTGTTGCTTCAACAAAAAGGAAGTAAACTACGTTCTACTGTTATGACTGGAAGTCATATTGGTAAACAAGCTAGCCCAGTTGACCAAATTGGTGCTATTGAAATGCAACAAGTCATTGGACGCTTCGGAGCAATGGGTCGAGTAGACGCAGCTCTAGACCGTCGATGGGTTTTCCCAAGTGACTTCGATTTACCACAATTAATCGATAGCTATGACAAACTTCGTTTGTTAAATGACCCAACTTCATCTTACGTTCAAAACGCAGTATTCGCTGCTGGTCGTAAATTCGACCAATTGATTCTTGCTGCAATTAACGGCACGAACCAAACTGGCGAAACTGGAAGCACTGCAACAACGTTACCAGCAGCTCAAAAAGTTGCTGTAAACTTTGGCGCATCTGCAAACACTGGTCTAACAGTTGCTAAATTAAGAGAAGCAAAAAGAATTCTCATGGCTGCTGACCTTGACCTCGATGACCCAATGAACCAACTCACTTGTGTTGTAAAAGCAAAACAACACGACAATTTGTTGGCTGAAGCTCAAGTGATTTCTACAGACTTCAACGATAAACCCGTTCTAGTCGAAGGAAAAATCATGCGCTTCTTAGGCATCAACTTTGTTCACTCAGAACTAGTCGAAACTTCAACGTACGACTTAGTTCCTGTGTACGCAAAAAGTGGTGTTTATCTTGGATTATGGAACGATATCTCTACAGATATTGACCGTCGTAAAGACATTCAAAGCTTACCTTGGCAAGCTTATGTATTTATGACCGCTGGTGCAACAAGACTTGAAGAAGAAAAAGTTGTTCAAGTTAGCTGCGCTTAATAACTCATAATTCTAAAGAAAGGACTATTTTATGGCAGTCGTTACTACAAAATCAGGCGGTATCACTAATCGTGATGCTAGCCCTAGAGTAAAAAATAACGCGATACTTACCGAAGGTCTTTTACGTGAAAACGTAGGAACCGTCGAAGTCGCAAACGGAGACAGCATTGCTTCTAAGTACATTATGTTTCAAGTACCTAGCAATGCACGCGTATCTCAGTTGTTAGTATGGTCTGATGATATCGGAACAACTACAGCTGGTGACATTGGCTTGTATCAAACTACAGCTAATGGCAGCGCGGTTGTGGATGCCGACTTCTTCGCAAGTGCACTTAACCTAGCTGGTGGTGCTCTTAGCGCAGTAGATGTCGTTCACGAATCTGGCGTATACGATGCTGACGATGCAGAAAAACCTTTATGGTCTGCATTAGGTCTTACAGCTGACCCCAACCTCTTTTATGATGTTGTGCTCACGCTGACAGCAGCAGCAGATGCCGCTGGTACCTTTACGTTAAAAGGTAAATACGCTATCTAATTTAGATTGGGAGTGGGGGAGTTAATACCCCTCACTCCTATCTTTATTTATTAGGAGATTACAATGGCAACACGACGATATAAAATTTCAGTCGGAGAAACTGAATTCCAGATTGTTGAAGAAGCAGGCGCAGCAGTTAACTCTGACACAGTAGAACTTACAGTCGAGCTAGCTAACACAGCAGTAACCACTGCTTCTGGTACGCGTT